ATCACGAATGGTGATTTGTCGCTTATAGTACTTGTACATTATGTTTCCTTCAAAAGAGTCTTCGCCTCATTGGAACAAGGTTAACTATACTCTTGTTCTGAGTAGAAATCAAGCACTTTTTTGATTGATTTTTTCTATTGATTTGAGATAAACAATAGAAAAACATAAAGAATGGATATAGTCATACACACTAGTCCAACCCTGTCTATCCAAGAGTAGAATCTCTTCTGACGCTCATCAGGGGTCATTATACTAGTCTGCTAGGGGATTGTCAAGTGCCTTTTGTAGTGTGTCACGAAGCTCTTTGTCAAGCTTTTCCATCTTGGCTTCTATGCGGTCTTCAGTCTCTCGCATAGTGTCACGGACATCCTTCTCAGACTCTCTGCTGAGGTCTGATAGATTTCTCATGCGAGTATCAATCTCATCTTGTACAGCCTTCATCCGAGTGCTGGTTCTCTCTGTAACCTGTTCAATACGAATGATGTCGTCTTTCAGGCTGTTCTTGATATCACGGGTGTATTCAATAGCATCATCAAGCTTTCTTTCAATAGCCACATTGCGGGCTTCTACGGCTTCAAGGTCAAGGACCTCTAGCTTCTCCGCCATCTCTTGGAATGCTTTGTAAGTCTCAAAGCCACCATAGAGAGAGCCCAGTACAGTGGCAATCAATGCGAATGCTGCACTGATTGTGGTGGGAGTCATAGCAATGCCGAAGAGCGTGAACTTCGTATTCTTGAGGTTCTCCACCTGCTCTTCAATGTTCTCTAGTTCTTCGCCCAGGTCTTTCTCGGACATGGTTATTCCTCAAACTTCAGTTTCTTTAGTTGTGCGAGTTCCTGTCTTAGTTTCATCACTTCAAGCTTGCGTCTTTCCAATTCCAATTTATAAAGCAGATTACAGTTTAGTCGCTCCTTTGGGGCGCCAATCGGCACCGTGATTCTACCATATACACCAACATCACGAACGAAGTCATTGGTGTTATACTGTCCAGTAGCAGGGTCAACAAGAAATTGATTATTGGCACCGTAGGGATCATTCTGATTTAAGATTCCAACCACACCAAACTCAACATTTGTTGATGAACCAATTGCTGCCGAACATTCAAGATCGCCAGCACGGACTCTATCCTGCTGGAAACTTTGTGGACTCTGTGGGATTGCCAAATTCAAACTGTTCTGAGCAAACGCACTTCCACATACAAATAATAAAATCAATAATATGAATTTCATTTTATCTTTGAGCATATTTGCGAAGAGACTAGTGTCGCTCCGCCAGTACCCTTTAGTAATTTAGATTTAGAACAGACATATGTTGCAACATTTCTGTCCTGCTCACGAATGAATACATCAATATTCTTTCGCTTCAAGTAATCAACTTGGACTATTCTCTCCTGCACAGCAAACTTTAATGGATTAAAGTCCTTGTCATATACTGCTATTTCGTAATACTTTACATCATTCCTACTATTAAATAGTTCCATCTTAACTTTAAGAATTCCATCAACATAAGAATTCTCTAGCTTAGGATAGGTAGGTAACCACTGGTGGGCATTTGCATACCCACCCAGGGTTAACATCACTGCAATCATAATATAGCGCATTTAATTTTACAGTGCGATGCAGTCTGCGCTTACAACCGCACGATAGGTGCCAGCAGGGAATGCTTTGCCTACACCATAGTCTGCTGTGGACTCAACTTTAAACCAAGTGCTACCAGCAATCGTCAGATCAACCTCGGTAACATTATTGAATTCAACCTTGCTTGTATCATATGCGGACATGCCAGCATCGGTGACTTCTGCAACTGTAACATCACCAGTCCAAGTTACAACGTCAGTCAATGCAGGACTCTCCGAGAAAGACTCAGGATAGGTGATCCGTGCTTTGTAGAAGTCTGCTTGCAGCACATCGTAACGAACGATGGGCAGAACACCACCGTCTGCAGGCGCCGTGCTGAGTTCGCTAGGCGTAGGGTTTCCGTAGACACCAACAGTATCCGTTGTAATAACACACTTGGACGCCACAGTCCCTGTGATAGTTACATCTTCTGCTGCTGCATTCATCCCGACAATTGCCGCCGCTAGGGCGAGGGATTTCTTGAACATTACTTGTTCTCCTTAGTTAAGGTGTCAGTTTTTTGACTATTTTTCATACTGAGAAGACACCATTTCTTCATGAAGCAATTGTTGTGCCAATCCTACTCTTCTGCCTCTTTTATTATCTGGTATCTCGCCGCCTTTTAGTACAACTGTCTCTTCATATTTAGTATCTGGGATTGCTTGATAATAGGTTTGAGGAATGAAGTTCATTGCCATGAGTTCTGCTGCTTTTGCTTGTGCTTCTGCCGTCATCAGTGCTGTGTTGACGATACTGAGAGCCCTCTCTAGATTATCCTCTCTCTTACCCTCTGCCATCATTTTTCTACGCTGTCGGTCTTCTTCGTCTTCCTCATCCATGACAGCTTTTCTATCAAGTTCATCCTGTATAAACTGATCTTTCATAGGATCATAAACGTCAACTGCTGCCATCATCATGTCAAATGGGTCTTTGTATCCCGGACAGGTGGGATCAGACTGTGGGTCAAAGCACGGCTCGTATTGAAACGAATAAAAGACAGATGCGTCAGTGACTTGACCAACGCCTTCAACTTCAATAGAGCCATCGCCCCATAGCTCTAGCGGGATATTCTGTACGGGCACAACCTTATTAATTGTGTTACCTGGAATGCCAGACCAGTCATCGGTCTCACGAAAGATAAGCCCTGGTGCCTGAGCATTCTGATTCTGTACATGAACCAGCATATCATCTTCAATCTTCTTTACGCTGGTGTAACTGTAGATGACATTGCTGACTGTCAATCCTGCCTGCTGAGGCAGAACCTCTGTCATCGTCCACTGCAGTGCTTGAGCAGCAGCATTCTGTGTGGTGCCGAAGATTTCCTCAGAGTAAGAGTAAGAAGAGCAGGCTAGCAACACCAGCGCCGCCAAGGAGTGTCTGAGTACTCTGTTCCATTCCTTCATCTTCATTCTTCGCTCCCGGCTGTTGCTCTTGATTCACAGCCCATGCTGCTTTGGCTTCCTCGCCAATCATACCGTCATAGGGGCAAGGTGTGCCTGCCTGCATCATAGCATCAAAGACTCGCTTATCCTGACACATCGTAGAGACTGCTGCTACTTTCATGCCCATATCAAAGAGTGTCTTAGATAGCTTGAGTCTCTCACAGTTCTCATCAGTCACCTGAGTTCCCGTAGAGATACCCAGAATCTGCGTTTGAATTGCTCCGGCAACACCAAAGGTACACAAATCAGAGTTGCTAGTATTAATCGTAGGTGAGATAGCAGAGGGAGGAGGTGATTCTAATTTCGTCCTCGTATTGGACTGACTATTCACCGTGCTGTTAGTAGTGGCTTCTGTAATGATTGGGTCTATAGTAGACTCGGCATAAACCACTGACGATAAAAAAAGCAAAGCAAGTATTAATATACGCATAACAAAATACCCATTTTTGTTTTATTTATATGCATTCTCATTCAGAATGAATTTTAATTTGTTACATTGAGAGCGCATCCCTGCTTGAAAACCTTCAGTCCACCGAGTCTCGTCCTGCCAGTATGGTTGCGCAATCTTCAAAGCATTCTCGTGCGAGACAATATGATACTGTAGATCATTTACGAGCTTACGAAACATAAACTCCCAGTCTAGATTTTTTTCAGAGCATCCAGTGTACATTATTTTTTTCCTATTTTTCGTTGACTATCTCCTGGTTCTATTCTTACTACGTCATCAAGATAATCATTGTTAGATAGTTCTAATATTTCACCTTTCATTACACAACGGATCTGATGAGCAGAATATGGTTCACTAATCAGAATATCACCTTTTCTTAAGACATGCTCAGATTTCTTCCCGGTAACTTTATCAACAGAGACAGCATAGTATTCGCCAGAAAGAATATAAAGAGTTTCATGTTTCTTAATATGAAAATGAAGAGATGTTTTTGACCCGACATCGAAGTACAGATATTTTGCTCTGTACATATCATTTACAGCGATTAGAATTTGTTTACCCCAACCGCTTTTTATTTCTTGACCAGAATAAAAATCTACAGGGTCTGGTTCAGGATCCCATGATTCTTTTTCTAAGGTAAATCCTAGTTGTTGTAGAATTTCTTTACCTTTCTCTACGTTAATTATGCCTAGGCTAGGTTTTTTCTGATTCATCATTATTTACCCGGGAAAGAATCCATGCTTCGCCAGCTTGTTCCCAGCGCAACGTATCACCAACTTTCCATCCCATAGTCTCTAACAAATCGTCGGGAAGGTCAAGTGCTAATTCATCATCAATCTCAATTACTTCTGCTCTGTAAGTTTTACCAAGTTCAATCATATTAGTAGACCTTTGTAATTTGATAATTGAAAGGTTCATTCACTTGAAGATCAAATTTCTGCCCATCGGTTTTGACAGCAGAAATGGTGGTATTAGTCACCTTATTAATCTTCTTAAAGTTATATGAGGTCTTGTCAGAAGGATCATACCAAATGACAACCTCATATTCTTCAGTAAAAATAGTTTTTAAAGACTGTTTAAGTTTTGCCCAAATACTACTCATTCAATCCTCCTTTAACAAATTTGATCATAGTCTCTGCCCTACTTATAAGTTTATCAACTGTTATTTCTTTAGGCGCAAAAACAGTTACCGGTAATCCAGCATCAAGATTTTTTCTATGAGAGTTTTCTCTTCTCTCATTATTTTCAATATCTAATTGAAAAGAAAGTTTTAGAATCTGTAATCGAATCTCTTCTTCACTCATCATCAATAAATCCTTCAATGTATCTATCAATGAACTTACGGACTTCTCGACTTGCAGTAGTGTCGTCCTTTCCGCAAAGTTCGATAAACTTCTTCTTTGTCTCTTTATTAATCTTCACGAGAAGTTGGTCATTTTTTTCTTTTTTACTCATTTTAAAGTTCCATTTTGCATATATAATATATACACTCAGTATATATGGAGTATAACCATGAAAGCATTACTACTTATATTACTTCTAACACCTGCTGCATATGCAAACTTTCCAGTAAAGCAGTCACAGACTTGGCAAGTGGTCGAGGACACAATCTATGTGTCGAATCAAAAAGAGAAACTTTGGAAGATTGACCACTCATGCAATGAGTCTATCACAAAAAATGATCGTGTGTCAATCGTAGTGAACCAGTCCAGGGTTCGTAGAAACTCGCAACTAGAACTGGTCATCAACGGTCAGCCTCAGATGTGTCAGGTTGAGCAGATTCGTTATCTTCGATAACAACTCGCTTGTAAGACTCAATACACTCACCGACATCAGTGCCGCCGTAGTTGGTCCAACCATTGAGAATCATGGTGCCACCTGCGGCGATACCCAGCCCAATTGCAGCAGCAGGACCAGCAACTAGCGACGCTGCAGCAGCAGTAGGAACACCGACGATAAAACCAGAGGGGTATGCACAGAAATCAGTGCCGTAAGAGTTGCTCCACTCCATGGTGGCGCAACCGTGTAGGAAGGGTAGTAATAACAAAAACTTTTTCACAAGAACTCCGAATTAATGCCGGGACTTGGGTAACAAGGCTCCCGGCGAACCCCGCAAGGTTTACGCTGCTAGCGCAAAGTCCTCGGTATAAACGTCATCGTTTGCGTTTATTTTAGGTTGCTTCTTCGGCCAGGAAACGCCCAACCCTCACAGTCTTCTGCTTTGACTGATTCTCCACTTTGATACTTAGCACCTGTCGAATCCATTACACCCCCATCAAAAGCACATACCTGATGTTTCTTATGTCTCAATATGCTATCTGCATATCCAGCGTATGTGCTTTTGGTGGAGGTGGGGAGAGTCGAACTCCCGTCCAGATCACCTTTCTCTCTGCTTCATCGAATAAATTAGAATAGACACCGTTGCCCAAGATTGCGACTCTACAGGACTGACTGATGCCGAAGCATACTCAGTGCCTATTCTAAAAAGGTGCGGGGCTTCCACCCGCTGCTAATCAAACCGAGACGAGTTTCACGCACGGTGATTAATCTGCCCAGGATTTTAAATCCTTAGGACTAAGCACACCTGACGTTTCTTATGTCTCAATATGCTATCTGCATATCCAGCGTGTGCTTTAGAATATAGACTGCTAGGATTCCGCACCTCGCTTAGGAATCGGTCAGTCACTTGGAAGCAACGAGTTTATGTTCCGAGTTATGTTCGCTCTGCCCAATCTATATTCTAAAGAGACGCACTGCTTGTGGGATCCTCCCCCACGTACCCTCCTAATGGAGGGATCTTAGTCTGCTTGTAGACTTTGCCACTTCTAGATCAAAGCAGTGCGTCATATATTATATATTATAATTCTTTACGCTACAGAAGTCAACTCTTTTTCGCACATCTTGTGCATAAGAATCGTGGGATTCTTGCACATATCATTTGTCACAGTATTTGTTTCAACCATCGGCATGTACAGCGTAGGAGACTCGTTAAGAATCTCCCCGTAAACATCGCTGTAAATGACAGGAGCAAACAGACCAAAGACTGACAGGGCAGCAATGACAAGTAGCGGAATGTAAACTTTAAAAGTTTGTGCCATTTTTAATTTTATTTCAACCTCTTATTGAGCTTCGACAGTGAAACCACGACCTTCCCAACCTTCAAGAGTGTAGCACTTGGTCTTGAAGTAGGGAGCACCAATGATACCAACATTGACTTTGGCGCAATAGCGACCATCATCTTGGAGACGAGCAACATAAGAATCGGTGACAGCAAATGTGGAAGCGGACAGGGCAAAAAGGCAAAGCGAGACAGCAAGATTTTTCATGAGAAAAATTCTCCAAAAGTATTTGAATGTGGGGGTTTGTGTGTTGTTACTTTTTCACACACTAGTATGTATACACTTTGTCTAAGTTTTTTCGCTATTTCATGAAAAATTCATAAACTTTTTTGTCATAAGCTTATCTTTTGTTAAGCTTTTTCTCATACTCTAATGCGCATTTTGAACCGCAGAATAGAACAGAAGGGTGGTCAAGAACCACCCTGAACTGTTTTTTACAGTGTTTGCATTCCTTCGTTTTCATTGAGAAGTTGAGCCTTGTAATTAATATCAATGACTGGGTAGTCACTCTTCTTCTCAGAGGAATGCTCAATATCATGGACATACAGAGAGATGAGAGCATAGTGTAGAACCTTCATCAGGTCCTTACGATTGTACCCATCCTTCTTGCCATATCGCTGAGCATACTTCATGATGTTTCCAATACAGAAACTCATCCCATGCCCACCATCAATGATAAACTCAGTCGCTTGAAAGTTGTTTTGAGAATAATGTTGATTGTAAGTAGAGTCAACATATGCTTTGAGTTGCTGAATCAGTTCAGCTTCATTGTACTTATACATTGAAGAGTTCATCGTAAAGCTCCATCACTTCATCAGTTTCAGTCTTAACTTCAGTAAGATTCTGCTTGTGGTAGATCGCAGCGATCTTGCGAACATACTTTTTGTCCACACCAATCGAATCATGGGTCTCTTGAATGATATCTTTCATCAGGTCTTTCTCAGCATCAACACGAGTCATAGAGTTGGACAGCTCTTGAATCGCCTTGGTAAACTTCTTGCGATCTTCAGGGTTTAAAGTCATGGTGTTTCAATCTCCTCAATTAACATATCACGAAGGTAAACTGCTTGTCGGTCTTTCTGTATATTTGCTTTCGTTCCGTTCACAAACTTGTAAGCAAGAGTCATACGATTACTTCCATTGTAAGCTGCATGCCAGCAGTGGTGCTCAGTCTCCTCTTTTGCTCCGAAGTAGTAGTGACGACATTGCCAGCCGGGAACATCCGGTATCGTAACAACCTCGTCCTTCAACTGATCATAATAACGAAAATAACCATTACCGTCAAGACTCCAAGTGAATAAAATTTGATAAGCATTTGCATCCCAGTTTGTATGCCAACCAACATATCCACCTGGAGGGTAGAAGCAAAGCAGAGCAGAAGTGTGGGCTCCGATCTCTGCAGCAAAGTCATACTTGACTCTCTGCTGATAGGGACCCCACACATCAGGCTCTTGTCTTGCCATATACTTGATCGGTTGAGCGAAGTGTCTTTCTGGAGGACCAATCAGATCCCCTTTCTTGCCTCGCTCAATACACTCACGAAGGTATTCTTCTCCAGTGTACTTCTCACCTTGATCAGGCTCATTGTGTAGCCAAAAGTGTTCGTTCTTAGCACCACCAAGTTCATAAAACTCCTGAACGAAACCATTCAGTGTCTCCAGGAGTTTCTCATTACGAATAACTACTTCAGTCACTGAGCGCCTCTGCAATAGAGGGAAAGTGCCCAGTGATAATATCCCAGCACTTCTGAGCAACTTCCATATGCTCTTTCTGAGTGCCGTTTGCCATACGCAACTGGCAGTAGTGAAGCCAGGAGCGAAGCGATCCAGCCATATACAGAGTCGTCTCAGTGTTGCCTTCGGGTAGTACTGCTCGTGCTTGCTCTTTGGCAATGCCGTTCATCAGTGCCCACTGATAGGCGTTTTTAGCATGATTGATTACATTTTGCTGAAGCATATTCCACTGCTCT